ATGAAGGCCGCGAACCTGGCGATGGATTTCGCCACGCGCGAGCCGATGACCGGGCGCGACGTCCCCATCGTCGGCGGCTGGTACGGGCGCACGAACTCGGAGACGCAGCTGCGCCGCCAGTATTTCGACGCGATCGAGGAGGGGAACATTGCGGAGAACAAGCTCCAAGGGCTCGTGCGGAGCGGACGCGGCGCGGAGGCCGATGCCTGGCTGAGCGCGCATCCCGAGGCCGGTCTCGCCCGAGCGGTGTGGCGCACGCAGACGCACATCGGCAAGCTGAACAAGCAGGCGGCGACCGAGTCGGGAGAGGCGAAGCGCGCGACCGAGCAAGAGGCGATGGCAGCGATGGCGACGGTGCTGGAGACGATCCGGCGGGTGCAGGAGGAGGCCACGACGCGCTGAAAGTGGGGTGGTCCAAGCCCGGCCTAGTGACATGAAACGGAAATGACACTCTCGAGCAACTCTATCAGTTCCGTTTTACTGCGTATCGTTCGCCGGCGTACGGCGCTTGGAGATATGTGCTCCACGCCTTATTCTCGATTTTCGCAACCTTCAAAACACGGTCAATCACCTTAACTCGATCGGCTAACCCCACCGACAGGATGCACTCTTGGTAACTGTTCAACAGTGCTTCCCCTTCGGTCTCGAAGGATGGGGCCGTCCTGTCTAATGCGCGAACTCTTGCTAAGAAATCTTGCTCCGAACCGCATCGGGCGATCGTAAGCTCTCGAATGTGAGGCAACTCGTCTCCGACGAGGTCTAGCTCACTTTCAGTCAGCCAATGAATATCAGTAGATGAGGTGGCGAAGAGCCTGTCTTGAATAGCGGTCGGCACGCTGTGCCGTCGTAGAAACTCCCGAACGGCCTGTTCGGTTTGCGTGTACTGCTTTTTCGCCTCTGCCGGCGAAAGACCTGCGAACGCTGGAGAGGCCGAATAGATGCTATGTATTCCGACGCGCGCCTGGTCATTCAAGGCGCGTGACTGTGCTGCGGCGTAAATGAAGAAACAAGAGCTCGCGCACTTTTCTTGAACGAGAACGGTATAGCCGAGCTTGTGCACAAAGGACGCGATCGTTAGTCCCTCACTCACGCTGCCTCCCAAGGAATTAACAACGAATCGAGTCGAGGTTGCGGCTCTGACAGGATTTCCCGCAATTCCTGCCAACAGCTTTTGAATGTCGCCCTCTTCGATCCTACCTTCCATGACAATCTCGTGATTGGTCCCGAACCGGAAGTCTGCTGCCCATGTGGACCCCGTGATGATAAGTAGGCCGAACAAAGCGGCGAAAATCGTCTTCATTGAACATCTCCTGTCAGGAGGGGGCGTACCTCTGGCATCGTTGATCATTGTCATAGCACCCCATCGTATCTTGATGCTAAGTAAATTTTAGCCATCGGTGTGCGTGAAGTCTTTTCGCCCGTTCTCGACCAATCCAGCAGTTACCGTACGAAGGGCACCCCTGCCCCGTTGAAAGCCGTAACTTTGCGACACTTTCAATGCACCCGGTGTCCCGTGGCCTTCATCTCGACAACCCGCCTCGCCCAGCTCACGGACCGCACGCCCGCCGCGCTGCGGCTCGCCGTCGCACGACGCCGCCACTGGAACAACATCCGCCCGCGCAAGCTGCCGAACGGTCGCTTGCTCTGGCCGCGCGCCCAGGTCGAGGCGCTGCTCGGACCATCGAAACCACCGACACCACAGGAGCCTGAGTCATGGTCATGCCTTATTTCGCTGAAGCCCTTCGCCGTGAGCGCGAAGAGGAGCAAGCGCGTCGCGAGAAGCTCGGCGCCCACATTGTCGAGATTCCCGACGACGCCTTCGATACCGGCGCTTCGATGATCAGTTTCCGCGACCGTCTCGGCGCGATCGACGCCGAGGTTCAAGACATCGAGTCGAAGCGCGCCCGGATCGACGAGAGGACCGACGTCGTGGACCGTATCGGCGCCGTGCGCAGCGAGATCGCACAACGAACGGCAGCGCTCCACGAGGTCGAGCTCGCGGCGATCACCGACGCGCATCTCACGATGGATGCGGCCGCGGTGGCGCGTTCCGAGCTGGGCCGGCTGGGCGATGTGCTCGAGTCGCGCGTGAGCGGGTGGAAAGCGTTCCAGGCGCAGGTCGGCGCACCATCGGCTGAAGAGACCACAACGCCACTGGCCGAGCTCAACGAGGCGCGGCGGCACATCCTGACCCATCAAGCCGCGCATCTGCTCGCGCTGAAAACCGCGGTGGCCGAGGGGCACGGCACAGAGCCGGTGCGCGCGCGTACCGGTCATGGAGCGGCCCGCGCGGCCGACCTACGGTTCCTATCATCCTGCGCCCGAGGGCTCCCGCCGCGAACGCAAGGCCGAGGTACGCGCAGAGGCACGCGCCGCTTCGTTCAAGGCGATCTCGACGCCCGACTGATGGCAGGGAAACTCCCCGCGGCGATGCAGCGGGACCGTCGCGCCTCGGGGCTCGCCGCCGCGGCGGTGCTCATCATACGCGAAGGGGAGTGGATCACCGCGGTCGAGCTCGGCGAGGAGGTCGGCTTACCCTGGCGGCCGCTGGCCCTCGCGCTGCGTCGGCTCGCGAAACGTGGTGTCGTCAGCGAGCGCGTCGTCACGTACAAGAGCAGCGCGCGGACCAAAGAGGAGCGGTGGTTGTACCGCTACGCCGAGCGTGTAGAGGCCGACATTCCGCTGCTGCCGGCGGTGCAGAGGGCGGCACCGGGTGTCGCGCGAAGGGTGGTGGACAGGTTCTCGCTCGACGTCGAGGGGTAGCGCGGCACAGGGTGGCGGATTCGATTCGTTCCCCAGTGTGGGGAGGTGATCGAAATGGCACTCCAGACGGCCTCCCCGAACACGGCGGAAAGCCGCGTCAGTGTTGAGGATGCGCGTCGCGGCGCCTGTGTTCGCAATTTGCGCAAGAGCGCGCGAAAGATGGTCGGATTTGCGCGCGCTTTGGCACCGAGTCGCCGGCTGATGGGCCTGGATTGAAACATCGTGTCGTTCGCGGCGCCTCTCACCTCGCTCGAGGTCATCGCCCGGATCGAGGTCCCGCCGATCACGGACCAGATTTTGTTCTGCAGCCGATCGAGCAGCGCCGCGAAGGCGTGCTCTTCGTTGTGTCTCATCATCCTTACGCTTACTCCCTCAGGTTTTAGCTCAGCTGGCCACTAGTTCGAGTAGGCCGTTGAGATCTTCTTCGTCGTATCCACGATCCCGGCTCAGCCTGAAGGCGTAAGCGACCAGGGCTGCCTTGGCTGAAGGATCCAACTTCTTCCGCTTTTCTTCCGCCCACTTTTCGACGCGCTCGACGATGCGCCGAAGCACCTCTTCATCGACGCGCTGCCCGGCGATTGCGCTATCAGACCGGTTTGGGAGAGCCGCAGCCGCACCGCCCGCGCTGCCCAATGAGCGGCGCTCTGCAACCCGGCGATCGGCGACACGTCTCTCATCCCGCCCGCCGTGCAACTCTGCGTATGTCACTTCCGCCGACGGCGGCTGCTTCGCGAGTCGAATGGCCGCAAGCGTCTCGGCGTCGGGACAGTACTCAACGCGCATTCCGCCCGGGCCGCCGCGTGCGTGCGCCTTGCGCGTCTCCCAGTGAAGCGATTCAGCACGCAGCCGGCAACCGCGCGGCGTTGTCGGTAGGCGCGCGACGCCCTCCTGGCCCAACTTCGCCAGCTCGCTAGCCGAGAACCACACGAAATTTTCCACGTACCAACTCCGTTCCCTTAGTTGGAACGTACGCGTGACTTCAACGTACCTACGTTCCAACAAGTTAAATTCTCATAAATATCAATTAGTTGTGCAATTTCGCCTGATTTGCTCATGCGCATTAGTTGACACGTTGGGTACCTAGTTAGATACTTTGGCCATGAGCAAACAACGACGCCCAAAAAAAGCAGCCCGTTTGGACTGGCATCGCGCCGACATCGTGGCCGCCTTGCACAAGGCCGACTGGACGTTGCGGCGGCTGTGCAAACACCACGGCTACGCCTCGCCGACCACGCTGACCCACGCGCTCGACCGGCCGTGGCCAAAGGGCGAGCGACTGATCGCGGAAGCGATTGGGGTGTCGCCGGAAGTGATCTGGCCGAGCCGTTACCGAAAGTGTACCGCGAAGGCCGGGGTTTCCAATGAGATGGGTACCTGTTCTCAACAGGTTCCAAACTTCGAGGCAGGGTTCGTGGAGCAAGCAGCATGATCGGCCTTCTCGTTCTCGACACGATCTCACTTTGCGCCAAGCGCCGCCGTGAAACCATCCGCAGCGAGGAAGTTTGTTTGGCGCTCTGTGTTGGGGGGTACGCCCAATGAGTGCACGACTCCCTACCGCGCGCCGCACGCGCAACTGGAAACGGGTACGCGCCTCGAACCTGCGTGAGGCGATCGAACTGTGTCTCGCCTACGCGCTGGAGAAGCACAACCGCGGCGTTGATCGGGTCGCGGACCTGATGGGCCTCGCCTCCAAGTTCACGCTGTACAAGTGGCTCGAATCGGCCCGGCTGCCGGCGATCATGATTCCCCCCTTCGAGCACGCTTGCGGCACCCATTTCGTCACCGAGTACCTCGGGCACACCGCGCACAAGCTCGTCATCGACATGCCTCTGGGCAAGGCGGCGAGTGAAATGGATATCGCCGAACTGCAGGCGGTGTTCTCCGAGGCGACGACTCTTCTTATCCGGCACTACCAGGGCCAAACCGACGCCGACGAAACCGTCGCCGCGCTCACGCGAGCGATGGGCGGTCTCGCTTGGCAGCGCGCGAACGTCGCCAAGTCCGTGGCCCCCGAACTCGCCCTGTTCGGAGACGAGGAATGAGCGCCGCCAAAGCCTGGTTTGCCGCCGCCGAACTCGCCGGGCTTCCTGGTGTACCGGCCACGCCGAAAGGCACCCGCGAACGAGCGGAGCGCGACGCGTGGCAATTCCGCGACGTCCAAGGGAAAGGGGGCCGCGGCGGGCTTCGCCGCGAGTACGCCTTCGCCTCCCTGCCGGCCGAGGCCCGCGCCGCGCTGCAGGCTCGCGCGCTCGAAACAGCTCTCACCGTTGTTACCCCGGCGGCTTCCTCCCCCGCCGTTTCCACCGGGGCGGGCGTTCCCTCCCTACCGCCCGTCCCGGTTCTTTCTCCGGCCGAACTCACCGACCGGCAGCGCCTCGAGCGCGACGCCCGTCACGGCGTGCTCGCCGCGATCCGTCGGCTGCAGGCGGACGCCGGCTGCAGCCAGGAGACTGCGCTGACGACGCTGCTCACGAACGCCCGCGCCGGCCGGCTCGACGAACACCTCGATCGCATGCTGCGCCTGGCGCGGGATCCGCGGGGCCGTGCCGGCGACGGCTACCCGTCGGTGCGCACGTTGAAGCGCTGGCTTGCGGCGCCGGACCTCGCGCCGAAAGTCGTGCGCCCCGACATGGCGGTGCCGGGCTGGGCGAAGGACTTCCTCGCCTGCTACCAGCGCCCGGAAAAGCCGACCGTCGAGATGGCGTACGGGCACTTCTGCGCGCAGTGGGCAGCGGGTGAGCGCCCGAGCATTCACCAGGTGCGCCGCTTTCTTGCGAAGCTCGGCGCGGTGACGCGCGAACGCGGCCGCATGGGCGATCGCGAACTCAAGAACATCCGCCCCTTCGTCCGCCGCGACTTCTCGCTGTTGGAGCCGAACGACGTGTGGAGCGCTGACGGTCACACATTCGACGCCGAGGTTCAGCACCCACTGCACGGCCGTCCGTTCCGGCCTGAGATCACGGCTTTCGTCGACATCGCGACGCGCCGAGCGGTGGGCTGGTCGGTGGATCTCGCCGAATCCGCGACGGCCGTTGCCGACGCGCTGCGCTACGGGGTCGAGCGCTTCGGCATCCCCGCGCTGATCTACGTCGATAACGGCTCGGGCTACAGGAACGCGACGATGAACGACGCCGCGACCGGCCTTATCGGGCGCATCGGCGCGACGATGACGCACTCGCTGCCGTACAACTCGCAGGCGCGCGGCGTGATCGAGCGTCTGCACCAGACGCTGTGGGTCGATGGGGCGAAGGAGCTGCCCGGCTTCATCGGCCGCGAGATGGACCGCGAAGCGCGACTCGCCCAGTTCAAGTTGTCGCGCAAGGCATTGAAGGCAGGCGGCGCGATGCCGCTGTTGCCGTGGCACCTCTTCGTGCAGTGGGTCGAGGCGCGCATCAGTTGGTACAACGCCCGCGCGCACCGCAGCCTCAAGGGGCTGTCGCCCGATCTCGCCTGGGCAAACTTCGAAGCCAAGGGCTGGCAGGCCGAGCGCCTGACCGCCGACGAGCTGCCGACGCTGTTCCGGCCGCGCGTCAGTCGCACGCTCGCCCGCGCCGAGCTCCGCCTCTTCAACAACATTTACTTCGCCGGCGAGCTGGAGGAATTCCACGGCGCGCAGGTGCACGTCGCGTACGACATCCACGACGCGTCGCGCGTGTGGGTGTACCTGCCCGACGGCCGGCTGCTATGCGAGGCCGAGGCGAACGGCAACAGCAAGCACTACATGCCGATACCGAAGATCGAGCAGGCCCGCCAGACGCGCGCCCGCGGTCGGCTCGCCCGCGTCGATACCAAGCGCGAAGAGATCCTCGCGGAGCTCAACGGCAGCCCGGCGCTGCCCGCCCCATCGGCCGCGCAGATCGTCATCGGCGGCCGAATCGTCGAGCCGGAGAAGGTCCTCGCGCAACGCAAGGCCGTTATCGCCGACGAGGAAGTAACGCCTATCCCGGCCGGCATGCGTCGCATCGAGCCGGCAAAGCCCGCGAAGTCCCGTTCGGAGCGAAGCGCTGCCGAGAACTATGCCGACTGGCTCGAACTGGATTCGAGCATCAACTCAGGAGAGGAAGTTTCCGAAGCCGACGCCCGCTGGCACCGGACGTACCAGAACAGCGCGCAGTTCAAGGCGCAAGCCAAAAAAACGACCTCCCGCGCGGCAACGCGGGTGGCCTGAAGTTCCTACTAGCAAGGCAAAACGATGACACACACGGCACAGATCCACAACCTCGAACTCGTCCGCACCGCGGCCGAGCGCCTCACCGGCCGCACCGCTGGCCTGCCCGGACTCGCCGCCCTGTACGGCCCCGCGGGCTACGGCAAGACGACCGCCGCACTCGCCGTCGCCAACGAGGCCCGCGCGTACTTCGTGCAGATGAGGAGCGCCTGGACGCGCAAGACGCTCCTCGAAAAGATCCTGCTCGAGATGAGCATCAAGTCGCTCGGCACGATCCCGCAAATGCTCGACCAGGTCTGCACGCAGCTCGCCGCGAGCGGCCGGATGCTGATCATCGACGAGTTCGACTACTGCGTGCGCTCGGACAGCATGGTCGAGCTCGTCCGTGACATCCACGAAGGCGGCGGCGCTGCGCCGATCCTGCTGCTCGGCGAGGAAATGCTGCCGCAGAAGCTCAAGAAGTGGGAACGCTTCCACAGCCGCGTGCTGTCGTGGATTCCGGCGCAACCGGTCAGCGTCGCCGACGCGGACGCACTCGCGCCGATTTACTGCCCCGAGGTGCGCGTGGCCTCCGATCTGCTCGAACACCTCGTGCGGATCTCGGCCGGCAGCGTGCGCCGCGTGTCGGTGAACCTCGCCGCGATCGCCGAGGCGGCGGCGGTGGAAGGCTGGGGCGCGGTCGATCGCGCGACGTGGGGCGAGCGCCCGCTCTACACCGGAGAAGCACCGCGGAGGGGCGTGTGATGCGAACCCTCTCTCATCAGGAATGGCTGGCAGAGGCGAAGGCTAAGTTCGGGGATGACCCGCTCACATGGCGTTTCGTGTGCCCCAGCTGCGGTCACGTCGCGAGCATCCGGGACTGGAGAGACGCCGGCGCGCCGGAGGGTGCAATGGCCTTCTCGTGCATTGGGCGTTACACCGGTGACGCAAACGCTGCCGCGAATGCGGCATTCAGGAATGCTGGCGGCCCCTGCAATTACACGGGGGGCGGGCTGTTCAGGCTGAACCCGGTGACGGTGACGTTCGCTGAAGGCGAGCCGCGCGAGACATTCGAGTTTGCGGAGGCCCCGCATGACGCGTAAGCCCGCCACCGTCGAACTCAAGGGCGGCAAGAGCGCGCGCCAGCGCGTGTGGGAAGCCACCCGCGGCCTCGTCGGCTACGAAGGCGGCTTCACCGTCGTCGACGCGTCGCGCGCCTCGAAAATCGAAACCGGCATCGTCGCCGAGTACTTCAAGGCGCTGCACGCCGGCGGCTACCTCGGCCGCCACGACCGAACGCGCCGCGGCGCCCCCCACCGCTACTGGCTCGCCCGCGACAACGGCATCGAAGCGCCGCGCCTGCGCCGCGACGGCTCGCCGGTGACGATGGGCCTCGCGCAAGAGCAGATGTGGCGCACCTTGCGGCTGCTCAAAGGCGACACCAACGGTCGAGAGCTGGCGGCCCACGCGAGCACCCCCGCGGTGTCGGTCGCAGAGCGCGCCGCGCAGGACTACCTGCGCATGCTCGATCTCGCCGGCTACCTCGATGTCACCGCCGAGGGGCGCGCCATCGGACGCGGCTGGGGCAAGGGCGGTACCGGCATGCAGTCCCGCTACCGCCTCAAGGCCGACCGCAACACCGGCCCGAAGCCGCCGATGGTCTGCCGCACGAAGGTCATCTTCGACCCGAACCTGTGCGAGGTCGTGTGGGCGCCCGCAGCCGTTACCGAAGAGGACGCCGACCATGAGCGGTAACACGCCCGACTGGCGCCCCGTCTTCGAAGCCGCGGTCGAGCGCGACGGCGTCGTCCGCGTCGCCACGCGCCTGGGCTACAGCAATCACACGCTGGTGAGCCGCGTGCTGCACGGCTTTCCGGCCAACCCGAAGTTCGTCCAGAAGGTGATCGACCGCTACTTCGTCGTCGCCGAATGTCCCGCGACCGAGCAGGAGCAGCCGCGGAGCGAATGCCGCCGCATCGCGCTCGGCCCCGCGCCCACGCACAACCCGCTCGCGATGCGCATCTGGAAGGTCTGCCAGAGCTGCGCGCACAAACCGGAGGCTTGAACCGTGACACCCACCGAATTCTGCGAAACCCGCCTGCTGCCCGTCGTCATCGCCTTCGGCGCCGGCGTACTGGCGATGGGCTTCGCGGTCGATTACCGCGAGGCGCATGCGTTCGACGTGGCGGCCCGTGCCGTCGCCGTCGCCGAGATC